CAAGTGCCTGGATCAGTTGGTGCGCCTTGTGTGTTATCTCTCAACTGGTAGGTGCCGATACCTGACGAAATGATACGGTTCCTTGCTCTTTGACCAAAGGTATATTGAATTTGCGTATCCGTCATTTCACGAACACCGCCTGCAAATTCGCCCCCTCCAGTACGCACGACAAACATAGGTCTCGCGGCGCTTGGCGGCGTCATAGAAGTACGTTTCCAGATATGGTAGTCAGTCTGTAAATTGTTTACATTGCTTCTATTGTCTTCGAAAACCGTATCAATATGAATTTCATAATCGCCATCAGAAAACCCCGATGAGTCTAATTTGTATATACCAGGATAATCATTCGTGGCCCAAACCGAAAGCGTTCTATCAACTAAACCGAACAAGTCGCTATCAACCATTTCTCTGATTGACGTGTCAGATGTTTTATAACCTATCGGCGTTTCATAATCCGTGCCGTCGATTGGCGCAGCGCCTGTCTTTTGGTACAGGTAAGAAATGGTTTCTTGCGCCTCAACAGTGGTTCCGTTATCGCCCGAAACACCGATTTGATTGTATTGCGTATCAGTAAAACTACCAACGAGCGCAGCACTATCAGAAGAAGTCGAGAGAGCACTACTAGCATTTACACCGCGTGATGCTAAGTTGAGACCCATTTGATAGGCGAGGAAATTTTCTTCAGAGGTCGAGAACTGCTGAAGGTCACCATTTGAGTTTTTTATTCTTAATGGTATATCAGTGATTGCCACAATTTACTCCACCATTAAGGATTCAACAAAGTTCCGTTACGATCATAAACCTCTAGAACTCTGCCTGATGCTACAGTTGAAGCACTATCTATTTCATTGATTGCGGCGACTATTGAACTGGTTGCGTCGGTCGTTAATAGAGTTAAATCGCCAAGATTCGTTGAGAGCGAATTGAACTTCGTCCTCAACGTAGCAAAACTATCAACGAGTTGTAACGATATCGTTGCCATTATTTCTTCTCTAATAACTGTTGAAGCAGGGACTTAATTTCAGACATATCTTCTTTTAAATCTTGAACGTCTTGCTTGAGTAATTGCTCTTCTTTCGCCTTTTCCTGCATTCTTTTTTTACGTTCTTTTGCTGCCCGTATCTCATCATTATTTATATTGATCACCGCATTACTCCTAGGGTCTTTGACCAAGTTGGAGTTACCGCTGACAGGTATATAATTCTTCATATCATACTGTCAGGGCAATCGCGCGTAGATCTCGGAAGCGAGGAACAAGTAGATTGTTCTGTGTGCGCATCACAATCTTGATTTTAAACTGCACGAAAGGATCCAACGTTCCTTGAGTTCCGCCAATAGTATAACGATACTCCCTGAAGGTAACACCATCGTCGTCAGAAGGCAAAAGGTTATCGACCTCGGCAAGTACCCAGCTATTATCAGCGATAGTCTCATCTACGCCTGCAGTCTTGTAGTAGACGTCAAACGAAGCGACCGAAGGTTTGTTAGCACCGATAAGAACCTTTAGACCAACTGCTTCATTCTCTAGCGTTACGGTCTTAGTAACATATTTTGCTATAGAAGAACCGCCGTCTGCAGTATTTTCTGCAGTATAGGTCAAGGGTTGATTGCCTCCAAGACCAGCAGAGTCTTGATCGTCGATGATATTCGTGATACAGTGTAGTGAAGTATTTAATGCGTCAACCACTGGTGACACGTACTTGTTAGTGGTTGTCATAATGATACGCAAGTCATCGGATTCACTCATGCTTTGCGCTGTCTTATTTTGACTATTCACCAACATCTTACGAGCAGAGAAATAATTATTGCTGTTAATCACAATATCTGTATAAGACGTATCGTAGACATATGCCAGTTCACTACCAGCTTCAGACTGACCGCTTGTCAGTTTAATCTTAGCAGTTGCGTCAGAAGCGTCTGGTCTGTGAACTTGGAATCCAGTATAGAGAACATCAATCTGTGCTTGCTGAGTTGCTTGCCAGAAGTTTCCACCACCGAATCCGCCACTGGTTGAAGTGCCCGATGAGGTAAATGTGTATCCAGTCACATCCTTTGCGGTGATAGTTTGTAGACCTTGAATCTGACCATCGGTTATACCGCGAAGGTGATCAGAGTCAGCAGACGCACTATCGAAGTGATTAATGAGTACCTTATCTCCCACCAACATTCCATGGAATGGATGGTAAACTCTTACTGAGTTTGACGCTGAATCAACATAGAATGGATTATTCCGTAAACGATAGTTAGGAAAATCATTCATTGCAAATTTTGCTTCGCCGCTCAAACCGCTCCTTGTAAAGTCAGCGATGCTCAAGTCGAATGTTAAATCTTGATTCTGAGAAGGTTCCCAAGTCGTGCCGTTCTGTGACTTGAACAGTGATCCCAACGTTGGTTGCGATACCACCTTCAAGGTTGTCGAACCGACTAGGAAGTTGCCCATAGTAGCAACCCAAACTGTGTAACCAGTAGATTGAGAAAGCAACACGATAGCATATTCTGTTTCTGCCTTCAACTCAATAGGTCTTTCAAAGGTAAAAGTTGTTTTAACAGTAGCATTTGAAGAAGCAGCACCAGACAACTCAGCGGCAGAAAGCGAAGCGACAGCATGCCGCAATCTTTCAGTTCCAGAAGGATAACCGTTTACAACTGGTCTTATTTCGCAGGTCAGATCTCTGGTTTGATCTACGCTTCCTAGATACACACCAACGCTCGTAACAAATATGCTGTGCGTTTTATCATTATAGAAAGTTTGTGCTAATGGGTCATAACGTCTTATTCTTACTACATCACTCGTTCTTTCGGTGATCGTTTCTTCCAAACCTGTGGAAGTAAATTCCGCAGATGCTTTAGAGTCTGATAATGATGCGTTATTGGTGTTTATGTTATAGAACGCTAGCGTTTTGGTTCCAGACCTGAAGTTGAGTTCTTCATTACTCGGCAAGAAGAACGATCCTCTAATTGTTCCGGTCGCATCGCTGGTTAACGTAGTAGCGCCATCCGGATGCGCTGTCAATCCTGTGCTAGGAATAATACGATAGTCTGGGTTGCTGCGTATATTGCTAAGAAGCGTATTATAATCGCTAGTGTTTAGAGAGCGAACCCAACTGGCCATAGCAACATTATCAAAGAATGCGAAGTGCTGAGTATTAGGACGCACGTTTTTAACAATGAATGCTACTTCGCGACTACGCATGAAGGGAACAGATATTTGTTGTACTGTTCGCTCAGTCTGCTGACCTTCGACTTGTATCGCAATTCGCGATAATGTCCTTGTTAACTCTCCTATAGTCGGCGACGATTCGTCAAGCGTTACATTGTTTGCTCTCAAAAATTCTCTAGTGGATTGGGTGCTTGCTTGACTGCCCAATGTATTGTTTCTGCCAGTACCAGTAAAACCATTTCTACCCCACCAACCCCAATCCCATGTGAGCCAGTTAGGATCAACTCTATCAAAATTTCGAAATATTTGACCCGTAGTTAAAACCGCAGATGCCGTATCGACCACTTCTTCTATTAATGTGGTATTCACCCAATCGTCACGTTCAGGCGTTAGGACCACAAACCCTTCATTGTTTATTACATCAAATGGATTGACGTTGACTAAGTCTGAAGCGAGGGATTGATCAATGTAAACTTCTTCGTCGTAATTTAAGAATACTGAATTTTTCTTCAATACTACATTACTACTTGAAGCAGAATCATATCCTGGTGAAACATGCACTTGTTTGCCGGAAGGACGCATTTCGGATGCTTCTATATCAACTGCTGCGGTATGCTCATTTGAAAGCGTGTCCTGCGAAATATTGTTTCTAAAGTTGTCGACGAAGAAACCAGACTTGGTGCGATTATTTCCATTCGCATCCAAAACTTCCAAGTTCTCGGTCTGAAGTTCGAGAAGACTTAAACTGATAGACTCTCTATTTTCTTCAATTTTCTGTTCAAGTCTTCCGATATCCCTCATGGTATATCGTTTGTTGTCCACATAATCGAGGAAGGTATCCCTCACATTCAAAGTGTTTCCGTTCAACTGAATATCGTAGAGGTTCATAGCGTAAGGTTGCGGAACCAATGGATACTCAGGATTATATCTTGGAGTTCCTCTGTAATACTCTACTTCGCCCAGATAGTTTGCTACCAGCCGATCCCTTCGAGGAAGGTAGAATTTCATATCACCGTCTAAGAGTGATGTATTCTCAGGGACTTCGTTTACTACTGCGCCAGTACCAGAGAAACCAGTTCCAGCATCGTTAATTCGTGAACGAAAATCTAAGACATCTCGAAGGTTCACTAGCTCTCCAGTTTGAAGTCGATGAGCTGGTATATCCTTGTACGCAAATCCACCGTTATTATAGGATGCGGCATTAAAATAGTTTCCAGTGCCACTGTGCTCGAAGTAGTCAAAGTCTACTGAAATTCTAGCAGCAGGTGGCGTAGTCCCCGTGTTTAAAATTAATTTGCCGAGGGCATAAAAGTTATCGCGTTGCCCGTTGTCCAAAGTATAGTCAACAGAAACATCATTGCCTGCGCTATCTACTGCGCTGTTTAAGCGATAGATATCTGCCTCGCCAAGATTCAGATACGCAGTTCCTGTGCCATCGCTCTCGATCAGTAGATCAGCAGTAGAATTGGTGAGAACCTTGTTTCGCTCAGTGATATTCTGGCGTTGAACGAATGCTTGTACGCTCATCGTTCCGCTAGTATATCCGCCGACCGTAATCGTTTGACTGGTAACTGAACCTGAAGTTGTAAATGCCAAAGGTTCACTGCTATCTACTGTTACGATCCAGTCTGTAATGTCTGTAAACGCACCGTCACCTGCACCAGCATCAGCGATAGCAATAGTGCCTTCGCCCGAACCGTTTACCGTGGTTGTATAACGTCGATGAACCTTCATATCAAGTTGCATCGTGTCAGTAAATGACGGACGGTTATTAGGCAGATTGAAGAATAAGTTATTATTCGCTATGTCCGTCAGAGTAGTTTGACTTGAGTCAGCAGCAATGTTGACATAATTACTGCTGTCGTTACCGAAAGATTGGACGTTACGGAAGTTCTTTCCAGAATTCATGTTCACGTCAAATAAGTAATAACGATACTCACTATTCGGCGCATCCGTTACAGCACGAATCCTAGCAGAACCAATAGTAGAACCGAGATAAGCAGAATCGCTTCTTAGATCAACAGTAGCAAAGTTATTCGTATCGAAGTCGCCCTTTACTTTATCGGCGAGCAAATAATTACCATAGTTTGCCGCAGCAACTGCATCAGTAATAGTAGTTGTATCGGTCGGCTTTTCAACTCTTATTCGAGAAGATAAAGGTTGAACTCGATATCCATTCACATATGCGATACCAGGATCAACTAAAAGATTTAAATGCGTATTGGCACTATCTTCTTCAAAAGTAGCAACAAAGGGTTTTACTGTATAGTTGCCTGACTCTTCATAGGTTCGTTGAGCAACAAGATCTAAGACCTTGTTATAATCGCCTCTACCATTATTGATCGATACAACTTCACCATCAACAATTTTAGCAGTATAAACAAAGTTATCACTTGAGGTTACTTTCGATCGAGCCGTCAGAGTAAGTTTAATTTGATAACGATCCGCTCCTGGTGCGGTGATATTTGGCACAGCACCCTGATTATCGTAAAGCGCAGCATCGTCATCAGTGGTTAATATGCGTTCTTCTACTTTGAACCCAAGATCGTCAGTAGGAGTAGAACTGTACTTGGAGACAATTGTTTCTTGCGCTTCACTATAAACGAAGTGACCCTGAACAAAAAATACACCTTCGCCGGTGAGTCCCTTGGTGCTCTTACCAAAAGCATTGCTACCAGCGATAACTAAACCGCCAGGATTCAGCGTTTCGCCTGCAGTGAACGTCACAGGCGTCGCACCAGGAGTGCCCGAAGAAGTGTCTGTATAATCAACGAGAAGGGTGTCTGGGTCTCCGTCAGCAGCTGCTATAGTTTCCCGCACTACTGCTACAACACCACTGGTGGCGCCTGTGAGTTCGGTTCCTGCAGCTGGGAGCGTACCGGAAGCGAGTTTTACAAAATCGATCTTATTAACAAAGATATTAGAAATTGGGTCAACGGCAGCACCGTCTTTGAATATATTTCTTCCGAATCTTTCAATCTCACGTTGAATGATAGTCTGAAGTTGTGTAAGTTCCCTTGCCTGAAGCGCACGACCACTGTTAAAAAGGATTCGATGATAGTTATCGCTATCAAGGAAATCATCCTTGTATGTGGTCGCAAATATATTCTTTGATCTATTGCTTGCCATTTATAATTCCACCATTAAAATTGAATAACAATTTTTACGTCTTCGGTTTGATCTGCCGCTCTTGACACGGTTGCTCTGTTATCGAAGTACAACACCTCACCGCTGTAAATATCTATATCGGGTGCTATGAGTGCACTGTCTGCTGTAGTGAGCAAAGTAAATCCGCCGCCAGAGAATGTAACTGCTGCGTTTTCTTGGAAGTTAACGAAACCTGTCTCTTCGGTTTGGTGATAACGAATCGTATCAGTACCATCAAAGTTATCAACATATGCTGAAGCGCCTGATGAACTTTGGGTTATCAACATATCATTTACGATAGTGCCGGAATATGTTCCTGTATCAAACTTGAGTCTACGCAAGCAATCGCCTGTTGCGTCTGTAAATAAACCGCTGCTGTCGTATTGAGTAAAGTTCTTAAAGAAACTAATCTGACGGTAATCGTTATCGGTAATAAAGTCGCCGCCTTCTGCTCCATCAATTTTAACATTGACCATTAAAGATGATGCGCGAAGGTCTTCTCTTGGGTTTGCTCCGATACCAGCGAGCGGACCATGAATAGTTCGCGCGGTTGCTCCTGCACCACCGCCGCCGCTGAACTCTACAGTAGCATAACGATAACCTGTACCATACTGGAATCCTGCGGTTCCAAGTCCATCACTATCCTTTATTTCAATCTTCGTTATCGCGCCGCCAGATACGGTTGCCACTGCAGTTGCACCCGAACCGTCACCGTTAATAGTAACTGTTGGTGTGCTTGTATAACCTGTACCGCCATTGGTGACAACGATTCCAATAATCTCACCAGAGTCTGCAGCATTTTGAACGCTATACTGTTCCTGAGTCGCGAGCGGGTCGCCACTGCCAGCGGAATCTACAAAAGTGGCCGGAAGGAAATTAGCAGACAAATACTTGTTGGCATTACCTGATGTCAACGTGAACAAATACTTCCAAACATAACCATCTGCTGTTTTGAATGGATCGGTAGAAGTTCCTGACGGCAGTACAGTTGAAGTAACAGCCGAACCTGCGCTGTTCTTGCCTTGCTGTAGACAAATATAAACAGAATTGTCTGCCGTCAACACATAGTATGGGTTGATCAGTGAGTTGCTTGTATACGCATCGTCATATGCGCTGTAAATTGTACCAGAAGACCAATTATAGCGAGGTACAACAAACTCGCGGTCAGAAACTTTCTTAATCGATTGCAAGTTTTGACGAAGGTTACGAGTAACTCTAGGACTATTAGAAGCAGCTTCCGGAACCAAAGAACCGCTTCCGTCACTATCCGTCCAGTCTTGTGACCTACCAATGCCGACGTAATGATTAGTCCCTGAAGAATCTATGTCCTCAAAGATTTTATCAATAGCAAGGTCTCTAAAATTATATGTTACTGTAGATGCCATTATTTTATTCCACTACATTATGGTGAGATCGTGAGCGCAGAAGCAGAGTCAACATCGCTAAACAAATGCCAGTTACTCCCGCCCCAAATTAATTCGCAAGCGCCATTTTGCGCTAGATTAATTGACGTTCCGTTAGCAAAACTTGTTGGCGTGATTGTTGCTGTACCTGCTCCAGTAGTTATAAACTTTTTAGAGTGACCAGTAGCAGAAGCATTCGCCAGAGTAAATGACTGCGCGTCAGTATTGCTAAAGACTGTCAATGGTTTGACTAAACTCGCCGCATTACCTGTGCCGCCAGCAGAGTCAAGAGTTTCAGAACCGTAAACCAAACTGCCGTCAAGAGTGACACCAGTAGCACTTACAGATACCAACGAGGATAGTTGATCACTATCGCCGCCAAGATACTGATACAGTTCTACAAATGTCTCATTAATTTTCTCAGCAGCTTGACGAAGCGTATCGCCCGTCCGATCATTTGCTACTGTTCCTGTAAATATATTTTGTCTGGCCATTTATAAAACCCGTTCGATTTTCATTTATTTATAGTCGTTTGTAAAATTATCCTGCCGATACTTTTAAAGTTCCCGAATCATTCCAAAGTTGCCCCGCATTAACAGGATCAGAAGTTGGAAGGTTGTTAAAGACAATAGTGGCACCAGTTGAGACTAGATCTGTCATCGTAACGCCAGCACCGAAAACAAAATCAGAATCCTGAGAGTAATGTATAGAAGCAGAATCCGACGTTCGTATGTCAATTCCGTTCACATTACTATTGGTAAAAGAACTAGTGTCAGCAGAAATGCATATCGAATTGTTCCCGCTTGATAATGTATCAGCGCCTATTGCTATAGAATAATTGCCGCTGGTGCGCGCGTTGTACCCTAATGAAGTTGAATACGTACCGCTACTATTAGTTATACGACCAATTGCTGTGGTCCCGGTGCCGGTCGCGTTCGAACTCCCCCCAATAGATGTTGCGCCGCCGCCCGCCGCAGTTGCCTGAGAAGTATGCCCGAAAGCGGTATTTCCACTGCCGGTTGCATCAGCGTCCCCGCCAACAGCAACCGAGGCACTGCCAGTAGCACTGGCACGCAATCCGATAGCTACGCCACCGATAGATGAGACATTTGAAGAACTTCCAACGGCAACTGATGCATTTGCAGAGGTAGTGGAGTTGATTCCAACGGAAACTGTTGATGACCCACTAGTACTCGCTCCACTTCCTATTACGATTTTGCTAGAAGAACTTCCAATAGTAAGTGTCGTTGGATTCTGCAGATCTGAATCTATAAGTGCGGCAACAGCAGCAGAGTCTAGACCACCACCGCCAGCAGAATTCCATGTAACTGTTCCAGCACCGTCAGTAGTTAATACTTGGTTCGCAGTTCCGTCGGTGTTAGGAAATGTGAATGCACCGGCAAATTCAACCGTCTTATCATTATTGATTTTGAGTACATCAGCGCCGAGAGGATCTTCTAGTTGTATGTTACCACCAGTACCAGGACGTATTTGCAGACTGGCACCATTGCCAATAATCCTTCCTGCTAATTGATTGCCAAGCGAGTTTTGAAAATTAATTCCACCGCCTGTTGGTCCTGCTACCGTTATTCCTTTCCAGTTAGCATTGATGTTGTCTGGACTAATATCTCTGCCAATAACAACATCACCAACATAGGTCACATACGATGTGTTGTCTGTCCAAGGTGATGCAGAAACAGAGTCCCATGCATAATCAGTTCCGTCCCAACTCAAGAACTGACCACTGGTTGCGCTGTCGATGTTTAGATGAGCGTTGACGTCTGAATCGGCGTATCCTGCTGATACAAAATCAGCAGTCGTGTATTCCGTTAACACTCCTGATTCGTATTGCCTTACTTTGAATAGAGAGTTTGTCTGGTTGCCTGTAACTTCAAGCTCTCCAACTTTGACAGCCCCGCCGCCAATGTTGTTTGTATTAAATCTCTCTCCCGCAGTAATAGGTATAGTTGTATAAAGCTGAATATCATCATAATCGCCGGTTGCCCTACCTGAGACGTATAGACCGACATTTAAACTATTTTGATAGGTATATGTTCCCGCTAAAGTATCTGTGGCTACAACTGCGCCATTCAAGTAAAGATATAGGCTATTGCCAGATTTCACCATTGCGTAATGGTTCCAATCTGTCCACGTTGGCTGTATAGAGGCAACAGAGGTAACCCAAGCGCCGTTTTCTGTATGCTTTATTTGAAGCTGTGCCGTAGTAGAATTTACCGGCGTAGCGCCTATGTGAATTAACTCATTGCCTACGCTATAGGCAGTACCTAAAATAATTGCGTTCGAACCAAATGTTGCGCCGTCTGATTTATACCAAATGCCCCAGAAAAAATCGCTATTTGGGCTAGCAGGGCTTGTTACCCAACCTAATGTTGAGCCATTGCCAAAGACATAGGCGTGATTGCTAACCCCGTCTCTGTCACTTGTATATACCGGCGTAGCACCACTGGTGGCTGGAAGGTTAGCACTCCCAGAGTCATTCATATTGTTGCCAAAATCCATCCAGACGTAGGGTGTTGGAGCCGTTCCAGCATCTTGGTACATTGATAGGGGGTCAGTAGCGGCTAAATCAGCAGAATCCCATGCATAATCAGTTCCGTTCCAACTCAAGAACTGTCCAGAAGTAGCACTGATGACGTTTAGATGAGCGCCGACGTCTGAATCGGCGTATCCTGCAGGAACAGAATCCCATGAATAGTCAGAACCGTTCCAACTTAGATACTCGCCAGATGCAGCAGTGCTTGTGTTTAAGTGCACGTTTACATCTGAGTCAGCATACGATGACGTTGAGGAAGCATATTGTAGTGCGTTCCAAGCAGTCGATCCGTTACCAATCTTGAACTTGAATGTATCTGTCTCTACGCCCATCTCACCGTTGGCGAGCGTTGGGTTATTGCTAGTCCAATTAGCGGCAGTATCCCTACGAAGTTGAATTCTAGTTGCCACTTTTATCCTCCTGAAATTGTTTCAACGAAACTCGTTGTTGACGAAACACCGCCATCTATTATTGTTTCAAATGTTACTGTTGACGAACTGCCGCCATCGTACGACTCCAATATATCATACTTGCCTTGGTCCATGGTCTCCAGCGTATTAGACATTCTAATTGCTGGTCTAGACGCAGCACTATCATCATCAAAGGTTGGAGACGTAGCAATAGCAATTTCTTGCAACGATTCATACTGATTCTCAACATCACCCAAGGTGAGATCAGAGTCAGCAGCAAACCGACCAAGTGTATCTTCAAGGTATACTCGCGCGATACCATCAGAGTCTTCTGACGTTATAATACCTGTCGCGTCAGTCACGAAACTCTGCGCCAGAACGCTTTCTTGAGTAAGAATACCAACCTCAGGATCTTCTGCAATGACCTCTGGTGTCAGTATATCTAGTTGTCCTATCGAAACGATCTGTACTTCGTTACCGAAATAAAACCCAGCAGGGTGGACAAAAAGTTTATATGCCTCACCCCAAACACTTGCAGGCAAGGATACTTTAATCAGCAGAGCATAAGTCTGATAAAGTTTATCGTTAATTAAAAACTTATCTGACCCAGCGCCAATAAACGAATCAGTTTGACTTTCGCCGTATACGTGAAAGACTTTGCTTTTGGTGTAAACAATCTCAGGGTCTACGCCATAGAAAGTTCGAAAGAACTGCTGTATGGAATACTTAGAACCCTTTGACTGATACAGAATGCTGCTGTACTTTGCCGCTGCCCTTCTATCCGAAAATCCTTTAAAATAGTTTTCTCCAAGAAGGAGTTCGTTCTCGATATATTTTAAAAGCGCCTCGTTGGTCTGCGTTATATCACGTATGGTTCTAAAGTCGTCAATCGTCACGTCACCCGTGCCGGACTCCTTTAGATGCTCAAGCGCATACTCAAGAAATTTAATGATGTTAGGATATTCTTCAACGAAGTAACTCGGTAGAACATCTCGAACAAAATTTCGATTAAATTCTAGATTGCGCCTGTTTATGTCTTTAGTAGTAATATCCATTATAGACTTGTTACAGGAACGCCTCTGCTAATTGATTCGCCTTCGTCGAATTCAATGATATTATTTAGAGTCGGCGAAACAGCACTCTGATTACCAGGAACTGCTTTTATCTTAAGATAGTTTACGCCAGCAGTGATAGCAGTTGGCGCAAATCCTACAAGGTTTAAAGTACCTGTGCCTGCTACAAAAGAACCAACGTCATCAACTATCACATCGTTAGAAGAATTATTTGCTACGACCTGTAGAATATTAGTTCCGAGTTTATTCTTAATGCTGCAGGCAGAAGTGACGCCAGAGTATCTAAACAAAGAACTGGTGATGGTATGCGTTTCAGAGTTTGGTGCTTCAATAGGAACTGGATACTTCAAAGTGTATGAC